CGTCCCGTTTGACGCAGAGTTGCTAAACCCAGCCAGCCTGGACTTGCGACTGGGTCTGTATCTGATGGTTGAAAACATCTGTGACCCTGAGCTGATCCGCGTTGACATTTCAGGCAGAACAAAGGATGAGCCGTTCATGCTGCAGCCCGGCGAGTTTTGCTTGGCTGAAACACTTGAGTTGTTCAACCTGCCTGAGGACATCTGCAGCACTTTTCTACTCAAAAGCTCACGCGCTAGAGAAGGCTACGATCACGCTCTCGCTGGTTTTGCTGATCCGGGATGGTCAAATTCGCGATTGACCGTCGAGTTGAAAAACAACCGCTTGCACCATGCACTTCCCCTGTACCCCGGCCTAAAAATTGGTCAGATGGTGTTTCACAGAATGACGCCGCCGCTGCGCAGCTATCGCGAGACAGGCCATTACAACAACCACTTGACAGTCATGCCTTCTGTGGGCTGACTGGATGGTCGTCAACCAAACCCTTGAAGAGGAGCTTGAGGTTGAACGCAGCGTCAGGGAAGTCAACAACTGCAATGACGAACAGGCGCTGAAAATGCTTTGCTCTGCCCTTGTCAGACAGAGCTGGCATCAAGGCAAGCTGCTTAGCCAAGCTGTCACACGCATTGGTGAGCTTGACGCCAAACTGGCTTGCTGGGATTAGCCCTGCTTTCCAGTGAGTCTTGACCTATAGAGCCTGACGCACGACTCGAAATGCCACTTGGCCTGCCAATCGTGCTTGAAGTAACGAGTCATCCCGCCGTGACTCACCTCCCATAAGAGCAACCCGTCTTTCTCGACTTGCTTCATGGTCGGCCTCATAAAAAAGGAGCGCGGGGGCGCTCCTGATCTCTCGTTCATCACAAGCCTAAAAGTCCCAGCCTGCATTGTCAGCTGCGGGCTTGGCCGCTGCGGGGTTTACCCGAGGTGCGTAGGGCGAGGACAGCTTGCCAGACATGAATGGATCGCCTTGGTTTTTGCCTTTTTTGATCTCGCGATTCCAACCAGCAAGGCGGATCTTGACCACTTCCTTATCTTCCCAATCAAGCACGCGCTCAGCGTTTTGCAGGTAAGAAATCAAAGCGTTGACTTCCTCAGCTGGAACCTCAATGTTTCCGGTCACGTCAGGGCTCTTGTCGCTTTTCTTGTTCTCTTCTTTGGTGGTGAACTGAACGAAGTTAATGCTGAAGTCAGACATGGTTTAGTTGAAAAACTTGGAGATGATGATCTTGAGAGCTTGGTTTTGGTTGTAGCTGCGCGACTTCATGAAGTGACGCAACTTGCCAGCCAACTGGTCATCAAGCCGCACATTGAACTTGTTGTTGCGGCGTGCTGAGTCGGCTTTAGCTTGCCATTCACGTTTCTTGTCCTCGTCAGGCATTTCTTGCTAGCCAGTCATTGATCCAAGCCTGATGCTTACGCATGTTGATTGCGTCCTTAGACAAGCGTCCCTCACCGAGCTTGAAGGCAAAACAAAATGACTCTGCCAGTTTTTCTTTTTTGCCTTGGCTTAGCTCCTTGATTGCATTGATTAGCGCGTCCTGTTCGGGTGTCTCAAGCTTGATGTCCTCTGGAGGGATCCCTGGAATGGTTTTAGTTTGTTGATGCTCAACCTTTGCTGCAGGCTTTGAAGCTGCATCTGAATCTGCATCGTTATCGACGATGCCAACACACAGGCCAAGGACAGACAAAAGCCCGTAGCGTCGGGAGTAGGTAACGGCTTTGCCCCATTCCTGGGTTGCGTTGAGCGGATTGCCTTTTCTGTCGACACCTTCCTGAATTTTTATAGGAGTGACAGCGGTTAAGTGCTCACCGCTTATGTGCAGCAAAGTGGTTCTTAGGCCAGGCTGGCCGTTAATGTCTTCTGGCAGTTGTGACACCACAAGACCGCTGGCTCTTAAGGCTGGGCCAATGTTTGAGAGCACGCCAGGCAGGTTGGCAAACCCGCCGTGGAAGCTTTCAGCGTTGTCGTGAATCGTGGGCACTGCCTCATGAAATTTGATCAGCGCAGCTGCCAAATTAGTCAAGGGCTGTGACGGTGATGATGGCACCGAGGAAGTCATCTGTTTGATACCTTTTGGTTGCGTAGATGGAAACGATCTGGGCGTCCGAATAGAGAAGCACGCGGGCTACAGCATCGGAAATGCTATCGCCTGCCGATCTAATTAGCTTGTCCAGATCGGGGGTTTTGGTGTGATGCACCGGCGCAGAATCTTTTAGCTTACCGGCGTTTTTGCCTGTGCCGTAATGCGACAACGGGCGAGGGAAGACAAACTCACAACGCAGCGATACTGCGGCGTGAATGTCCCAATCCTCAGGCTTGTGACGATGTGCTGCAGCAGCAACGTCACTGCGCCAGCTGGCAAGAGATTCCGCGTTGTTAGCAACAACACGGCTGCCATAAGCTTTCATTGAGCCCTGCGGAACAGGTGTTCCTAGGACAGCAAACGTGACGCTAGTTTGCATCGTGTTTTTTTAGGGCGTTGTAGAAAGCTCTTTCTAGTGCAGTAAGTCGAGGATTCTTTTGATTGAGAGCAGCCTTAGCTTTTGCCTTGGCTGCCCTCAATGTGTCTTCTGGGCAGGTGTTCCAATAGATTCCCCGACCCATTTACTTCAAGCTTTCACAAGCAGGTTGCCAGCCCTGCTCGCAGTGTGCTCTTTGCTGAGAATCCAAGGTTTGGGTCAAGCTGATCCAGAAGGCACCGCCGAGAAGAACGCAAAAGATTGCGACGATGATGCCGTTGGTCTTTGGGCTGTAGCCCTCAGGGTCAAGCCGAGAAGGGCGTTTTTTGCCGTTGAAGCTAATCATGAGCAAACGAGAAAAAGGGCTCATGCGCAGCAATATGCCTCGCATGGTCGTCCATGTCAACGTTTGCCTTTTGCCTTGCCCTTTTTCTTCACACGCTTAGGCCGTGCGCTCACCTTGGCAACGGTCTCGTGATAGCCAGGCGGCTCAGGCACCCCGCCTTGTTTCAAGATCTGTGTCCAGTCCACTGGTCCTTGCCTCTGTCCCTAGTATTTGGCTTCTCATCCTTTAACAAGGGCGAGGACAAGTGACCTGCAGCGGATCAGGTGCGAGGAGCGTAAGGCGCGTGAGCCTGTTCTAGTCCGCAACCATTCAAAAATCCAGCACAGGGCGCTGTGCCTCAAACTTGCCCCAGCACTCATCCCATGCCGGGATGCAGTCGTCTTCTGGGCTGTGCATTCGCACCTTGCACTTTTCAGGGCCTGAGATGACTGTCACGCAACCAGTGATTTTGATCTGTGGATGCCATTGCTGAAACATGCGCGCATAGGCTCCAAGCTGCGCAAGGGGTGACTTGCGGCTTGTGACCGCTTTAGTGGATGACACCGTTTTCAAGTCACCAAGCAGGACAAAAGAAGGGTCATCTTTGTACCTGACGATGAAGTCTGTGCTGCCCGCGACCGGCCGATAGCGGTCAACCAGCAAGTATTCGGTTGCCAGCGTTTCAATGCCTTGAAACAAAGGCTCTTTGAACAAAGGATCTAGCCAAGCATCCCACCGATCTTCTGCCACTGAGGGCTCGCCGCAAAGATGTGCTTGCAGCTGGCGGTGCAGCACTCGACCGCGTAGTTCCCAGCCATCAGGACCGTGCCTGTGCTTTTCCATGGCGCTCTTCGCAAAGGGCGACATGTCATGGCTGACAACTTCTGAAACATTGTGCATAACCCAGTTGTCACGCCACATGTAGCAGTGCGCTTCGGGATAAAACGCCAGATTTGGTATTGGGTCGAGCACAAAAAGGCTTGCAGAACCGGCTCACTATGGGCATACTCTGCCCGCAATGCAACCACCAAGTGGACGATTCAACCCATTTCACGAACACTCGCGTTCTTATTGATCCACGGGTCATCGCAGAGGTTGAGCGCAAGAAACCGATTGGCGTCAACCGCACAAGCTGGGTCAACCTGCTGCTGCAAAGAGCCATAGCCTCAGAACCTGAGCCTCTCGCTCGTGACTGATTCAGATGCTGAGGAGCGTGCTTTTGACTTGCTCCAATGGAACCCTTACTCACTCCCCGCTGAATACAACGACGAGTCAGC